GTTTTGTGTGTAAAAACTTCCCTTTACAGTATGATAAAGGTGAAAAAGCAATAAAAAGGGAGGAAGTAAAAATGGTAATTGTTTTGATAATTATAGTGTTGGCTCTTTTTGTTGTTGTTATCGGAGCGTCATTGGAATCGTCAGAAGATGAAGATGATAAGGTAAATACGAAGGGCAAGAGTGTTCTCGAAAAAATAGAGTCGAGGATTCTTAGTTCTCTTCGGTTTCCAGCTCATTGGGTAGAAGAAGGCATTGCAGAACCGAATATAGCTTGTAAATTAAAGGCAAATGAAATCTGTAAGCACATTTTCGAAATTTACGAAAAAATGCCAGATAGAATCGCACCGACCAAAGAAGAAGGTGTGTTTATTGCCTATGATTCTCCAAGTGGAAACAAAACCCTGTTCATCGAAGTATATAACGACCTTGAAGCGGGGTTCCTTCTCAATGATAATGAACGTAAGCAGATAATCACTTCAGACGATATCACAGATTTTGAATTTGCTGATATTTTCCAGTTTATAAATGACTAATGGTGAAGCTCTCCAGAAGTATGCTGTAACCGATAGGTTATTTCGGAGCTACCATAGTCAGCCCCTGCTTGATTTGCATTATAAAAAATTTTAATTTAAAAGAAAGGGAAAGATGAAAAAAAAGAAAACTATTTTTGTTTGCTACATGTGTACTCAGCCATGCTTTTTAACCGCCGATTCAGAAAATTTACCAACAAAGTGTCCTGTAGAACCAGAGATCTGGACCTCTTCATGGCTTAAGTATTGTCCTTGTTGCAAAGGGAGCAAGGTGTTTTGTTTACCACCTTTTGAGGAAAAAAGAAGGAGTAAAAAATGATTTGGTGGTGTAAAAAATATTCTGACAAGCTTATTAAAATATACCAATCCAATCCCTCAAGGATGGTAGGTGTACCTTTTTATTGGGCTTCAAAAAATAGTCCCTTTGGTTGGGTGTATGTAGGATACTAAAAAAAGGGGAGAAAATGATAATGGAGAAACAATCATATGTTTATTATAGAATCGTACGGTATAAAAGAGGGGGGTATCGCGGAATATCAAAACAACTCTGCCTAACCGTGAAAGCCTCAGACAGACTGAAAAAGTCTTTATATAGTTTGAATGCTGGAGTATTATACTATAAAAATGTTGAAATAGGAAAAAAAATAAAGAAATGAAAACACTTGGAGAATGTACACTTAACGAATTATGGGAAATGCAGGGAGTTATTTGTAATTATGGAAAATGTGAAACTTGTAAGCATGAAAACTCTCACTTCTGCTTTATTATGGAGCTATTTGATGCTAATTGTATAGGTAAAGATACTTTAAAGGAATTAGTACCAGAAGGGGTTTTTAATGAAGAAGACGTTTAAAGTGGGTGACAAGGTAACTTTTTGCTCTTCAATTGATGATGAATATGATGAAAAGGGTATTATAAAAAGTATTCCTGAGCCTAACAGTAAATATGTCTTTGTGGTTTATTGTTGTGGTGAAAAATGGGAGAATTATATGGATTACACAGCAGCAAGAACTCATGTTGATGATTTAGCTTTAGGATGGGAGAAAGGTAATGGATGATTGTAGAAAATGTATTGTGTATTCTAAATGTCCTGTAGGGTGTGCAATAGGAAGTAAAGAGTGTATAGCCTTGCAAAAAAAAGGATGTGAAGAATTACCCAATTATAATCTTTTCCAAGCAATATTTGAAAAGTGGGTAAAGGAACAAGAAGAAAAACTTATAAGGGGAGGGGAATGAAGATGAATATTTTTAAAGAGGCACACCATACAGAAGATAGTGAAAACGATTTATACTTGTACAATTGTCCTGCATGTTGTTTTACACGTATTGAATCAAATTTTAACTATTGTCCATATTGTGGAAAAGGGATCTACTGGATAGAAAGTGTTGAAGGTTTTGAAGAAAAGCTTTTAAAAAAGATTAGAGCAAGAGAGCTTATGGTAGTTTTCAAGAAATTTAATCCAGACAAGTTAGGGATTGCCGACTGGACGAAAAAGTATTTCCCGGAAGAAGAAGATTTTACTATAGAAAAAGGATGAAGAATATGTCACTTGATTTGTACTTTAAAAAGGTTTTATGTACTTATTGCGGAAATTCAGAAGAAAAGAATTTTAATATAACACACAATTTGGCAAAAATGGCGCAAGAGGCGAATCTATATTATTGTTTATGGCGTGCAGAAAAAGGATTTACAGCAAGAGGTTTAATTGACCCACTTGAACATGGTTTATCACGCTTAAAAGAAGATCCAGCACATTTTAAAACTTTTAATTCTTCTAATGGCTGGGGGGTTTATGAAAATTTTGTAGAATTTGTAAGCGATGTTTTGAAGTATTGTAAGGAAAATCCCGATGCAATAATAACTTGCGTTTCGGTATAAGGGGGCGCAAATGTTTGATTGCAAAAAATGTAGTATGTATTCAAAGTGCGGCATAAATATTAAAGTTGGTGGGGAAGAGTGTAAAAAATTAAGAGCGTCAAAAACTAAAGTAACAATAGAGGGGGGAATAATACTGCCTGATGATCTTTTAAGAGAACTGTGGAAGTCTTTTGAAACTGCACGAAAAACCTTTGCACAGGAAAATTGGGCTAAAGAGATTATTGTAACCCGGAAGGATTCGAAGTAGATTATGGGAAGACCGTCTAAGCCTATTGATTTAATGATACAAAGTGGTAAAAAACACCTTACTAAGAAAGAGATAGAAGAGAGAAGAGAGCTTGAGATAAAGTTAGGGGATCAGGAACTTTCTTGCCCGGACTTCGTCAAAAAAGATCTTTTGGCTTTAAAAAAGTGGAAAGAAGTTAAAAAGATTTATGAGTGTGAAGTAGTTAAAAGAATGCAACTTATTTCTTCTGGTGATGTGGGGCATTTGGGTAGATATTGTAAAACTTTTTCTGAGTATCAGGACCTTATAGAGAGAAGAGAACATCTTGAAGAGGTAAGACCATTCACTCCTGAAGAAGAAGAAAAAATTGATATTGAATTTGAAGGTAAGCTTGGAAACAGGGGGGCTGCTAAAATGTGGCAAAAAATAGAGTTCATTATGTCAACTAATGGTATTTTAGCTATAGATAAAGCAATTAATAGCAAAATGGCTTCATTGGTTGCAATGGAAGATAGACTTTTCTTAAATCCTGCCTCTAAAGTAAAAGCTATACCTAAAAAAATGTTAAATCCGCCTAAACCAAAAACAAAGCTCCAAAAATTGGGATTTGATTTATGAATAAAAAAGAGTCTACTAAAGCCGGTCTAATCCCGGAAGGCCACACAGTAACAGCATTTGAGCTTTTGCTTTGAGAATTCTAAGAAGAAGGTATCCTTCTTATTGGAAATCAGACTTTCAGTAAATCTTATTTAATAAAAAGTATTTTTGGAGAAGCTGGCATTTTGGCAAACATGGCTCTTACATGAGCATTAATTAATGAGGTTACCGGATCAATTCTTTGAATACTTTTCTTTTTGTCTAAAATTATGTTTTTTTCTCTATTGTTGTCATCAATGATAGCATTACTCATAGCCCATCCTAAAACCGGGTCACCGGGGTGAAAAAGTCTTTTAGTATAAACCATATTTCTAAAGTCTTTAGTGGGTTCACTTAGTGTTTTGATTCCTTGGACTATTTCAATTACTCTATCCTTATAGCCTATTTCTATTAAGTCTCCCATTAATTGTATGGCTCCCCAACCGTCTACAGCGAATTCTGCTATTTTCCATCCTCTTTCTTTAACAGTGTCTAAGATCCAGTTCTTTATAAATCTGTAATCTATTGCTCCACCCGGTGTAGCGGTAATGTAGCCCGCTTTGATCCATTCCATGTAAGGAACCTTGTCTGTTTTCATCTTTATGGCAACAGTTTCTTCTGGCATAAAAGAATGGCTAAATGTATAATAGCAGTCTTTATATGGCCAAATAAAGCCTACCGAAGAAAGATCTATCTTTGCAGACATATCTATACCGACAAAGCAGGGAACACCTTTAAGATCAGGGTATTTGTCAAAACTTAAATAACATGATTTCCACTTCTCTAAATCCATATATCCACATTCACGCATATTTACCCATATATTCATGCGTTTTGTGAGAAAATCGCGCATTTTTTCAGGAATTCCTATTGCTTCATTGAAAGAGTCCCTTATACTTTTAATACCTGATTCGTACGAACAAACTATGGGGTTGGCTTTAATCCAGCATTTTTCATCACGAATATCATCAATAAGATTTCCTTCGTCATCTTTATCCAATTCATTAACCATACAGAAGTAATTATCGATGTTAAAATCTATATTCGGATCTAATATTTTACCTACTAAAACATATTCGATACGAGGACACGGAAAAGCAAGTTCAAAGCCAGCGGTAGTAATGGTGCAGTGTAGAGGTTGTTCTCTTGCTCCCATACCTGACCACATTACATCATAGACTTCAGAAGTATCGTGAGCGTGGTATTCATCAATTGAGCAGCCGTGAGGATTATAGCCGTCTCCCTTTTTACGATCCTCTTTAGACATAGCCCGAATAAAGGATTCTGATTTAGGGTGCTCTATTCTTCCGTATCGGATTCTATATTTATCTTTTGGTAGTCCTTGTCTAACCATTGAAACGCATTCATCATAAACTACCCGTGCTTGGTCTTTTTTGGTGGCGGCGCAATATATTTCGGCTGCTCCTTCTCCATCTGCAAAACACAAATATGTTAATATTAATGAAAGTGTTTGTGATTTTGCATTTTTTCTGGCAACTTGCCAATAAAATTTAGTGAAACGCCTAAAACCAGTTCGTTTATTTACCCATCCAAAGAGATTTCCAGTAATAAACCTTAAAATAGGAGCTAATTCAATGTATTGTCCCCGTAAGACCCCCTTTTTGTGGGTAAATAGACGACACCAAGCAAAAAATCTTTCTGCTTTTTCATTGTCGAATCGATAAGGATAGGCTGGATCTTGAGATTTTGCTAAATCGTTTAAATAGCGGATACAAGCATATCTATGCTTTTTATTGGCTGGTATTTTGCCAGCCAATACATCCTCACTGTATATTTTAAGCTCTAATGCTATATCCATAAAATTTTTTAGAGGTGTTTAACCTTGTTCTTCGAATAAAGTTCCACAATCTTTACACTCTACCGTTAAATTTGGCTTTCCCCATATATTTGTTCCGCATGAAGGACAAATATACTTTGTTTTATTTCTTTGCCGTTTAGTTTTTTGAGCTCCCAATCTTTCTATAATCTCTACATTGAAATAAATTTTGTCGAAAATTTTGTCAAATTTCCCGTCTTTTATAATATAATGCGTCATTCTTTGTCCTACTTGGCTTCCACCCTCACAGCCAGTAGCTGAAGGCATTAGACCGACTTCTATCATTTTTTTGGCCCATTGCTTGTTATGATAGCCCGTTTTTGGCGCGTTACCAAAATGGGCTTGCCAAACGTGTACCATTTCATGTACAAGTGTTGAGGCAATTTCTTTTGGACTCCTTCCGAAATGAACAGGATTAAGGGCTAATTCATCTACACTTATAAGTTGATTATCTTTTTTGGAAAAGGCTTCTCTTTTAAAGAAGCCTAAAGCACCTTTCTTATTTTTTAGTGTAATAACACAAGCCGGTAAAGACCCATCAAAAAGTTCTGTATTCATTCGAGTATACATTGAAGTTAAGTAGTCATAAATTAATACTTCTTGCATAATTTTTTAAAACTCCATTTTTTAAAATTGTAGGCTATAAATTAAAGAACGTAAAAACTTTGTATCTTCTTTAAAAATCACCTCTCCGTTTAAAGGGCGACTTTGTGATTTGTGTTTACTGGTAGAAGACGAACATTTATCTATATTTTCATACCATTTTTTAGTATCATTAATAAAGACATAAAGCGGAAAATGACTACCATAGGAATAAACTACATATAACCCATTTAGGTTTATGCCATAAAGATTATTTCCTTTGAAGTCTTTTTTTGCTTCTACATATTCTCTACAGTTTTTATTTGATATTCGTTCCATTGTTTTATCTTTTTCCCTTTCTTTTTTTTGTTTTTTTTTAAATATTTTTTCCCTCGATATATATATTTCGTACGAAATAATGATTTATTGTTTTTTTTATTAAAAAAAAGCGAAAGTGATCTTGTCTTTTAGCTGGTACTTATATTATACTTCGGGGATAATAGGTAAGTTTTTGTTTTTAAAAAGATAAGTGAGCATTTTTTACGTGTTTCCATTTATACGATTTAATAAGAACAAGCTTCTTGAAAATAGGATAAGCGAGCTTGAAAAACAACTAACAGAGTATCGCAATGTCTTAACTGATGAAGATTCTTGGTTGCACGCGATTACTGCCGGAACAGTAACAAATGCCGGAACTTATGTAAATACAAATTCTGCTTTTGGTATTCCCGCTGTCTATTCTTGTGTACGTATACTTGCTTGGACAATAGCGGGTCTTCCCTTGCATGTTTATAAAAGGTTAAAGCCAAGGGGGAAAGAAAAGGCTTACGATCATCCTGTTTATGATATTCTACATAACAATCCCAATCCAGAACAATCTTCGTTTGAATTTAGGTCCCTTATGGTAACTTCTCAATTGCTTTGGGGGGCTGGAATAGCAGAAATTGAAAGGGTGAACGGGCAACCAAGGTATCTTTGGCCTATTCCGACTCAATATGTTACACCTAAAAGAACTCCACATAATAATTTATTAATCTATGAAGTAAATGCTCCTTCAGACTACAAGCCTAATCCTGAAGGTGGTTTAAAACCTATTACAAGATATTTGTGGCCTGAAGACGTTTTGGTTTTTCCTGCATTAACATCAACCAAGGACTGTTGGAAGTCTCCTATAACGGTACATAGGGAAACACTTGGGTATTCAATGGCCTTACAGGAATTTGGAAGTAAAACTTTTGGACAAGGTGTAAATCCGGCTGGTATTGTTTCTGTAGATTCTCCATTGAGTGAAGAGGCTGAAAAAAATTTAATAAAACAACTTGAGGGATATAGTGGATTATCCAAGATAACTAAGTTAATGTATTTGAATGCTGGAGTTTCTTTTGAAAAAGTAGGGCTTCCGCCTCAAGATGCTCAGTTAGTCGAAGCAACTAAAATGACTATAGCAGAAATTGCGCGAATTTTTACTATGCCTTTATTCCTACTGAATGAAACAGATGGTAGTTCAAATTGGGGGACTGGAATAGAAGAGCAGAATAATGCTTTTATTTCTTATACGCTTAACCCATATTTGATTCAAGAAGAGCAGGAATATGGAAGAAAGTTGTTTTCTACTGGAATGAAGAGAGAAGAGTACTTTCCAGAATTTTGTGTTGAGGGTCTTTTAAGAGGAAAAATTCTTGATAGATATCAAGCTTATGTTCTTGGAAGGCAGGGAACATTCCTTTCACCGGATGATATCAGAGAAAAAGAAAATATGAATCCTTTGCCTTCTGGAGCTGGTGAAAGATATGATACACCAATGAATATGATTAATGTTGATGTAGCTGATAAGGTAGCACAACAAAAGACTAACCCACAACCTAAAGATGGAAGCGGAACTGGTGGTATAAACAATAATAAGGGAGCCACAAAATGACTTCTCGACAAAACCTTGAAGATAAAAGATTTGGTAAAAAAAAATTAAGTATTAAGGAAATAGCGGTTATGCTTGCTGCAATAGTGACTGCACTTTCAATAATAACTGGTTCATTTGGTTTTACCGTTAAAGTAGCAGAGACCTTTATTGATGAAAGAATTGATAAAAAAATGGATTATACTGTCATCTTACTCCAAAAAATAGCTACACCAGAACAAAAAAAAGCAGCAGATGAAGAGTATAGCAGAAAATGGAAAGGACAATAAAAATGATAGAGATTAGATTAAATGATGATGTGGAGATAAGGGAGCAGAAAGAAGAAGAGACAAAGGAAGAGAGAGTTGAAGGCTATGGCCTTGTGTACGATAAAAAAATAAAGCTTTTTGATGGATTTTATGAGATAATATCAAAAGGGGCTTTTAGGGAAGCTGTTAAAGACCAAAAAGAAATAAAAGCTTTTGTGAACCATGAAGCTGAATATGTTCTTTCTACTACAAAAAGTGATCCCCCTTTAGTATTACGTGAGGATGAAAAGGGAGTCTTTTTTTCTTCTCCTATTCCACCCACAAGTTATGGTAACGATTTAAAAGTAAATTTGCAAAGAAAAAATGTCCGGGGGGCTTCGATGGCTTTTAAAGTAAATCCAAATGGTGATAAGTGGGAAACACAAAAAGACGGCACAACTCTCAGGACAATTATAGATGCTCGACTTTATGAAATTGGTCCGGTAACAAATCCAGCTTATGTACAAACGCATGTAGAACTTAAAAAAATTAAAGAAGAGGTAGAACTAAGAAAAAAAGACGATTCTACAGAAATTGAATGTAAGAGAAAAGAAAATGAAAGTACTATTGCTTTTGAGAGGGCTAAAATACAACTTGAAAAGGAGATGTTTTAAAAATGAACTTAAGTTTACTTAAACAACAGTATAAAGAGACAGTGGACAAAAGAAATGAGATTCTTACCGCTGTTGAAGCGCGAGACAACAAAGCTTTTACCGAAGAGGAAAGGGCACTTTTTGATACTTTGACAAACACTGCAAAAGTGCTCAGGAGTGATATTGAAAGAATTGAGAAGCTAAGGGATGATGAAACTGCTCATTTACAGGGTGACCAAAGGCAGAAAAATGAAATACAGGACTTTGGTGAATATGTCAGAACTGCAAGGTTCTCACCAAGAGACCCGGCCTTAGAAGTTAGATTAGACGCAGGGCAAACAATGGGCGATGGAGCTCAAGGTGGCTTTGTCATTCCTCCAAGGTTTGAGTCAAAAATAAGGGAAGTTTCAATCGATGGAGCTATTTTCAGACCTCGTGCAACCGTTATTCCGGCTGGTTCTCCACCTGATCAGACAATTACCTTTCCTGCTTTAGATCAGTCAACAACTTACGGGATGTATGCAGGGGTTGATGTAGCTTGGATTGGAGAAGGTGTTGAAAAGCCTGAAACTTCAGCAAAATTTCGTGAAATTTCACTTACTCCAAAAGAAGTGGCTGCATCCTTGTTTATTACGGATAAATTGCTCAGAAATGCACCAGCAGTAGGAGCAATTGTTCAAAATCTTATGAGAGCTGCTATTATAGGGGCTGAAGAAGATGCTTTTATGAGTGGTAATGGAGTAGGTAGACCTCTTGGAGTACAGAATTGTGCAGCTACAATTGATGTTAAACGAGGTACTGATGGTACTATTGTTTATACAGACCTTGTTAATATGTTTGCAAAATTCAAAACTGGTGGAAAAGCCGTATTCATTGCTTCAAGGACTATTCTTCCAAAATTAATGGTCATGAAAGATGAGGGAAACAACTTAATTTGGCAGCCAAACGCAAGGGAAGGTGCGCCGGGAACTTTGCTTGGTATACCTGTTATATTTAATGATCAAGCTCCTGTTCTTGGTTCATCTGGTGATCTATTGCTTGTGGACCTAAGCTACTATCTTATAAAAGATGGAAGCGGTTTATCAATGTCAATGTCAGAACACGTTCGCTTCCGTGACAATCAGACTTGTATTAAAGTCTTCTGGAATGTGGATGGAAGAAGCTGGCTTAACACTCCTTTACTTCAGAGAGATGGAGTTACTCAAATTTCACCTTTTGTATCATTGGATGTTGCAGCGTAAGTATTTTTTTTAAAAATCTTCTAATATTTTAAAAGGGAAAAGGATAGAAAATAAAAATGGCAGCTAATAAAAAAATCAGTGAGGAAATAAAAACAGATATTGCTTTTGTTTCCTCAGCGGCGGTTGCTGGGGTTACCAGTAAGTTGTATGTAGCGGCGCGAGATGCTTTAAGGGTTCAAGCAGTTGTGTGTGCTCACCTTTCAAGTGGAGAAACATTAACTCTTCAGCTTGTACAGGCTACAGATTCAGCAGGAACAGATAGTAAGGATCTTGGAGATGAAGTTGTTTTTACAAACTCTTCGGGAACTAATCGGGATGTTATAGGTCGAATTGAATGTCATACAGATGCTCTGGATGCTGCTAATGGCTTTTTGTATGTAGGTATTACAGCTACAACAAGTGAAGCCACCAATGCAGCCGGTATATTTATTCGTACAGGTTTATATTTTAGAGATGGGATAGCTCAAACACACATACCAGCAATTTCTGTTACTACTACGGCTGTACCGACTACTACTGATGAAGAAGCTGCACCGACTACTACTGGTGAAGAAGCTGTACCGACTACTACTGGTGAAGAATAACTTTTTTTGAGGAGAGCTCTTCGGAGCTCCCTTTTTTAAAGGAAAACGAAAGGAAGTTTAAAGTTGACAAAATGGTACACAGTACAAGTTTTTAATAAAAAAGGAGTAGATACCTTGCGCGATATTCCGGCAACCGAATATGTTGAATTGTTTAAAGCTGGAAAGGTGGGTTCTGTAGTTCAAATATTTGATAAGGTAGAGACAGAAAAAACAAAAGCGATAAAAAGGGTAAAGCAGAAATGACTCCGGTATCTCTTAAGAGGGTAATTACTCCTTTAGTTGAACCTATTTCAGTTGAAGATGCAAAATTATATTCAAAGATTCCACCGGAATCTACGATTGAAGATAGTTTAGTTTCTGGCTGGATAGCGGCGGCAAGGAGTGTTGCAGAAAACTATCAGAGAAGATCTTTTATTACTCAACAGTGGAGACTTACCTTTGATTCTTTTCCATCACAATTAGAAACAATATATTTACCAAGAGGTCCTTTACAGAATCTTGTTAGTGTGACATGTGTTAATTCAGACGAAGTAGAAACAAGTGTTTCGTTGGGAAATTTTAATATAAATATCGACAACTCAAGTATTAAACTTAAAAGTGATGTAGAGTGGCCTGATATTACTTTAGGTTTTCTAAAAATTATTTATCAAACAGGTTATGGACTTAACGCAGCGTCTATCCCTGCAAATGTGATAGATGCTATGTATATTTATATAAATTATCGATATGATAACAGGCTTGGAGAAACAGATGTAATACCAAGAGTTTTTTATCAGCTACTTGATGACGAAAGGCTTTTTTGTGGGCTTCATTAAAAAAAGTACTTCAAAACGTGTTCCAGCATATAGAGCTGAACCGAAATGGGATAATTCAAGGAATGTTGCAGCTTTTAATAGAAAAATGTATTCTATCAATTCAAGCATGTTAAAAACATTTGGAACTATATATTCTATTACTCCGGTAGACGATGGTGTTGGTGGATATACATTTACATCTACAAAAAGAGCTGATGCTTGGATGTATATAAAAAATTTAAAGGCTGAACAAATTTTTGATTATAGGGGCAAAAATGTTAAGGCTACACATTTAATAAAAATAAGGTATAATGTAATTGTAGCAAAGTCTGACCATATAGTGTTAAATGATATTACATACGAAGTTATACATGTAGAAGAAGATACTGAAGGTTTTCTTTTTAAGTCAATTTTATGTACTACACTTTTAATATAAAGAAGAAAATCAGATGGCTATTAAGGTTGAAAATATTCGAAATAACTTTAAAAAGGTTAAAGACGATGTAAAAACAGCCAGTCTTAGTGCAGAGGTTGCGGCTACACTTTCTATTTATGAAAAAATATTAGGAAAAATAGGTCAGAGTTCTTCAACTCCATCTTCACCAAATTCTCCCCCAAAGAAAAAATCAGGAAGATTATATCGCGGTACAGTACATGTCGCAAAAAAAGGTTTTGAGGAAGGGGCTTTTAGTATTATAGGTTTTACTAAACCAGCTTCTCACGCACATCTTCTTGAATTTGGAACTCCAACAATGGCTCCTCGACCTTTTTTTATGGCTGCTTATCAAGAAAGTGCAGAAGAGGCCAAAAAAGCAGCGCAAAGAGCTTTTGACGTTCAAATAAATAGACTTTCAGCAAAACAAACAGGCTTAGGTATTTCTGGAACACAAGAAAAGGGAGCCAGATATCACCAATTTACTGGGGCGATTGACTATTTTGATATACACATTGATTTCTATAGAGCTGGTTCTCATATTGGATACCAATTAACAAGAGGTGGTTCAACGTTATCATCGGAAGATTTCGTAGGTGGTGGACTCACTTTTAATGACTTAATACCAGATGCTATTGAAGAAGCGAAAAGAATAGGTAAATAAAAATTTATGATTTCTTCGGTAATAGTTGATATATTAAGAGCAGATATTTATATTGCGGCAAGGCTTACAAGTTTTAATGGAAAGCCGTCAGTATTTACAGATGTCGTACCAGAAGGGGTATCTTTTCCTTGTATTACTGTTAGATCTATGCAAATAAATATAGTAAATGGGACTATACAAAATTTTAATGTTTATGTAGATTTTTGGGATTATAATAAAATAGATTCAAGTAGAGAGAAAGGAAAAGAAGTTGCTGCAAGAGTAGAAGAATTATTAGATGGATATCGATATATAGGACCACATTCAAGATATTCCGATATAAGATTCAGATACTTAAGCGGTTACTCAGCTACAGCAGATGAATATGATGGTATTCACTACAATTGTTTTATAGGGGCAAGGGCTTGTAGGAAAAAATGGTTAGATGCACTTGATGTTACAACCACCGAAATATCTACAACTACTGAAATGCCCACAACCACTGAATAAAAAAAGGTAAAACGTTTTTTAAAAAAAGGAGAATAGAGAAAAATGGCTTCACGTTACCACGGAGTATCAGCAGATACTTATAAAAGAATGATTCTTGATGCTGGGGAGGTAAGAGCTAATTTTACAAGTCTTGAAAGTCCCGGTTTGCGTTTAGGGGCAACAAGAGGTGGATCGGAGTTTGTTATTGAACCTGACATGAGAGAAATGGATGTTGATGGTGCTCCGGGCGCGGTGATGGGAGCAGCAAGAATGACAAGGTGTTCTGCAAAGCTTACATGTAACTTTGTAGAATTTAATGAAGAGATTTTAAAGTTGGCAATGCCGGGAGTAACAATTTATGACGCGACGGTTATAGGGGCTAATCTCAAACAAATTAAAAGAGCAATGAAACTATGGGCTGATGATAGCGGTTCTTATTTGGACCCGTATTCTGACAATATAGTTCTTTTTGCTGAAGTTGCGGGTACGTCTGTACCTCTTGTATGTGGTGTTAAAAACGCTCTTGCAACTGGTAATTTCGAACTTTCTTTAGAAGATAAAAGTGAAGCAGTCGTAACTGTGGAATTCACAGCACATTTTAGTCCAACTGATTTGGCAAGTGGAGATTCAACAGAGCCTTGGATATTTTATTATCCTGATACATTTGTTGTTCCAACTACTACAACAGCTCCAACAGCTCCAACCACTACAGGTGAAGAGTAACAACTACAGCGTAAAAAATTTAGCAATAGAAAGAAGGTGGTCTAACATCTTGCGACTAACAATTGGTATACCTGTTTATCAACAGTATATTGAGACTTGGTTTACAGTGCAGTCTTTAAGACTGCACCATAATCTTAAAGACTGCGAAATACTTCTTATAGATAATTTTGGCGATGAGAAGTTAGAGCGATTTGCAAAAACGCACGGAGACGGTCTTGTAAGATATGTGAAGAGAAACGAGGTTCAAGGTACTGGGTGGGTTAAAAATCGAGTTTTTGAACATGCTCAAGGAGATACGGTAGTCTGCATAGACAGCCATGTATTAATTGCTCCCGGTTCATTAGATTCTATTAAGCCTACTGAAGATTTGATGTTTGGTGTAATGCTTATGTCAAATATGAAAACCTATTATACAGAATATTTACCTCAGTGGCGTGGTCAATCTTGGGGTATATGGGGACCAGCAAAACGAAAAGAAGATTTACCTAATGATCCTTTTGATATTTGGGGAATGGGTACGGCTGGATTTTATTGTAATAAAAAAGCTTGGCTTGGTTTTCATGATAAAGCAAGAGGGTTTGGTGGAATCGAAGGAGTAATTGTAGAGAAGTATAGAAAAGCCGGGCGAAAAGTATTATGTAATCCTAAATTTATTTGGCATCATTATTTTAGACCTGACGAAAAAATTAAAGATGAAAATGGAAACGAAAAAACTGTCAGAGGTATCGCAAGACCACCCTATCCATTACATCTTATAGATAGGGTTAAAAATTACATACTGGGTTTTATGGAGCTTAATATGGATCTTGCTCCAATAAGAGATCATTATAAAGTAGATACTTTTAACAAAGCTTTAGAACAACTTAAAAATGAAGGACTCATATGAAAAGTAAGGAAGTCGTTTACAGAATTAGGCCACTAACAAGAGGTGATAGAGTTATACTATCTCGATTAATCGAAAAAATGGTAGATAAGATTGGAGATAGTCAGATTCTTAATTTGATAGTAGCCGCCGCCGAAGATTCTGGTGATAAAGGAAAAGAAGGTAATGGTGTAAATAATGCGGCAAGAACAAAACTTGGTCTTGAAATAATAAGACTTTTAATGAGTGTAGTAAATGACGAGTTATCTGTATGGCTTGCGTCCTTGCTTAATGTAAGTATTGAAGAATTTAACAACCTTCCTTTTGACATTGAAATAGAAATAATAAAACAGTTGCAGGAGGCGGAAGAAGTAACTGGTTTTTTTATTGGAGCCTTTCAGCAGTTCAAAGGGATGTTCGGGTCAAAACTGATGTCGAAAATAAAGAAAGCGAAGTAAGGTTTAAAAATAATTACTCTGAAGAGGCATTTAATAAAATGCCTTTTTCGGAGATGGCTTTTCAAGCAAAAATAATTGAAAAGCATAATGCTGAAAGGTTTAAAAATCAACTTATAGTAGCTGCTTTTGTGGGTTATCAACAAAGCGTGATGAATGGGTATAAAAAAACGTTTTCAAAATACTTAAATGATTTAGGACTATCTGATAAAAAGGACAAACTTTCTAAGGAAGACCGTAAGGAAATCACTAAAAAAGCTTATGAGACTGGGGCGCGTGTAATGGGACTACTTAAAGGAACAAAGTTATAAAAAATGGCAACCTCTTTATTTGACTTAGTAGGAAGGGTGATTGTAACTGGAACTGAGCAGTTTAATCGTTCTATTTCACAAGTTGAAGGTAAAACCCTTAGTCTTGCTGGAAAACTTGATGCACTGAGTGTACGCTCACAAAAAATAGGATCTGCATTGACCAAAAATGTTACTCTTCCTATTGTCGCAGTTGGTGCAGCAGTTATTAAAACTGGGGCTGATTTTGACAAAGCGATGACCAGATCCCTTTCTATTGTAGATGGTGTATCCGGGGACATGAGAAGACAGTTTGAAGCTACAGCCTTGACCATCTCTAAAAACACTACCTTCTCCGCAACAGAAGCAGCCGAAAGTATCTATTATTTAGCAAGTGCAGGACTTGATGCTAATAAAGTTATGAGAACGATGGGCATAGTGGCCAAATATGCTCAAGCTGGTGAAATAGAGTTAAAAGACGCAGCAGAAGATCTAACTGATGTTATTGGGGCTTTGGGACTTAATACTGACGATACTACACAATACTATGCAAACATGACAAGGGCTTCAGATGTTCTTACCAAAGCTTCAGTTATAGCAGAAGGAACTATACAAGAATTTGCAGACGCTATAATGAATCATGCCGGAGCAGCACTACGAGTTCTTCATAAAGATATGGAAGAGGGTGTTGCTGTTTTGGCTGCTTTTGCCTCTCAAGGATTAAAAGGAGCAGAAGCAGGTAACGCTCTACATATTGTCCTAAGAGATCTTCAATCTGCAAGTCTAAGAAATCAAGATGCTTGGAGTAAATTAGGCTTAAGTGTTTATGATGCAAGTGGCAAAATGAAAAACACCGGTGATATTATTGCTATGCTCGAACAAGCACTTGACGGAATGAATGATAAACAAGTGCGTCAAACGCTTCTTATGCTTGGTTTTCAGGACCGCTCTGTTAAATATATAATGTCGTTGTTGGGAATGAGTGATGCTATTAAATCGTACGAACAGTCTTTAAGATCTTCAAATGGTTATACAGAACAAGTAGCTAAAGCAACTACAATGGACTTTTGGTCTCAGATGAAGATTTTAAGAAATCAGCTTGAAGCGGTTGCTATTACATTATGGCAGACATTGGGACCAGCATTAAAAGATTATGTTATACCAGCAATGCAGCAAATGGTTACTATATTACGAATTGCTGCTCAGATGTTTAATGCTATGCCTTCCCCAGTAAGAAATTTGGTGTATGCGCTTGTTGCCCTTGCTGCAATTGTGGGGCCAACAGCGTTGTTGTTTTCTTCTTTACTTAAGTTCACAGTATTCTTGCTTCCAGCTTTTGTAGGTCTAAAAGCAGCTCTTGCTGCTACTTGGCTTATTATGGCAGCACATCCAATTGGATTACTACTTACTGCAATAGGGTTGTTGCTTGTTGCTGGATACGATTTAATTAGAACTTATGGTGGAGTTAAAAACTCTTTTAATGTGGCTTGGGGTGGAATGCGTGATTTTGTAAGAGCGGCCGTTATTAGCATGTTAAGGGATATAGTAAATTTTGTTGAATCAACTTTGCGTTTTTTTAAGAAGATGGCAGACCACCCAGTAGCTAAACTTCTTGGACTTGATGTCTTTAGTCGTCACATTGCAAATGCTTTAAGTTGGATAGAGAGGTTTAAGAACTCTACTTCTGGAATGTTTGGCCAAGCTAAAAGAGAGGCTGAAAGTTTTGGGGGCTCTTTTAAGAAGGCTTCAATGGATGCTTCTGATGGTGTAAAAGCAATGGAGACTTCTATTCAAGGTGCAAATTACAGAGTCCCTACGTCAGGGAAATCTGGTTTTCAAGCAGATATAGGAGAAATGAACAAATCAAGAGAAGACTTTGGAAATGGTTTTAATGGTCTTCAAAGCAAAATGAAAGTTCGTATCCCAGAAGGAGAAAAGAGCGGATTTAAAGCAGATATGAGTGAACTTTCCTCTGAGAGGCAGAAATTTGAAACTGAATGGAGTGGAAAGGTCTTAGAACAATCTGGTAATCGACTTGCTATTTTAAGGCGTGAAAAAGAACAGGCTTTAGCAGAAGCACGACGATTAGGAGCTTCCCGGTTAGATATTATTAGATACTACGACCAAGAAGAGAGAAAAATCCATAATGAAAGAATGATGGAGTTTGTTACCACAACGCAGAGTATCGTTAATACATTAATGGGAGCTTGGAATGATTATACCTCTGCTCGAATAGCACAAATAGATAAAAAGGCACAAAGAGAAATTCAAGCAATCAGGGACTCTTCAATTTCAGAAGAAGAAAAAGCTCGTAAAATAAGACAAATTGAAAACAATGCTGATAATGAAAGGGTCGCGTTACAGAGAAAACAGGCACGAAGAGAAAAGGCACTTGCGATATTTAATGCTGTTATTAATGGAGCAGTAGCTTTTACAAAAGCTTTGACACTGGGTCCAGTTATAGGCTGGATATTGGCAGCAATGATTGCAGCCAGTGTGGGTGCTCAAATTGCTCTTATTATGGCAAAGCCTTTACCTTTTGCTAAAGGTGGACTTGTGAAAGGAAATAGGGGAGGAGTGACAGCCCAAGTAGGAGAAGGGCAAAGTGATGAGATAGTCTTTCCTTTAAAGGATGGAATCTCAGCCTTAGTTGATGCTTTAATTGAGGAAGTAAATGGTAGACAATCAATGGTTAGTCATATTCCTACTATGACATCTAACTTAAATGGTGTAAGGGCTATTACTGGTGGAATAAGAAGTACGGGTAAGGGATACGAAAACCAATCAAGGGTTGAAGAAAGTAATGTGGTGCAGGGACCAACAAATCATTGGCACATAGGAGTTCTTGTGGCAGATGATAGAGGACTAAAAGAGTTGGAACGCAGACAGGCTAAGTTCAGACTTGCAGAAAGTCAAAGAAGGGGTAACTTATGAGTGTAGTATGTCTTTATCCTCTAATAAGATTGACTGATTCTATAGGTGGCCTTACGGTGTCGCTTCCAGCAGAAGGACGTAAAGTCACCATTGGGGAAGTGGATCAAGAAAGACAAGGGCGAGTAAGTTCAGGAAATCTTGTTTCAGATCTTTTAAAAAGTAAAATTAAGTTTACTATAAAGTTTGAGGAGCTTGATGGCTCCATAGTTAAAACTCTTGTTGAATTAAGAAAAACAAATAACGATATAACTATGTTGTTTCAGGAAACATATACAGGGGCTTTAGATTTATATACTGTAAGGATAGTAGCTCCTTTTGATAGGACTCGTCTAAGTGCGATAGGTGAAGGTATTTATGAGGATATCACCATTGAAATTGAAGAGGTGTAATGTTTAAGGTCTCAAAAGAGTTTTTAGAAAAAATAAAAGCTGGAAGACGAAGAGTATTAGGGATGGTTAAGGTATACTGGACTGATCCCTTTTTTCTTAAAGATTCAGATAGGTATAAGGTAGTTAGTGATAGTACCTTGGAAGGGTGTCTTCCTCAACAAATTCTGGATGAAAGTTCTCTTAATGAAAGAAAATGGAAACATTTTGATGGAACAACAAAATTTTCAGATGAAATATATCCCGCACCAACAACAGTTACAATGGCAATGGCTGAACGCGGTAGGGTTGGTTGGTGGAGTAATATTCGTTCCGATAGCGAAGGATATTTTTTTCCTCCTATAAGTGTTGCTATTGAACATCTTGAACCAAAAACGGTATTCGATATTCTCGTTTCGGGGGATGATGCCTATGAAGAATACCCTCTTGATTTTATAGTTAGACTCTATTCAGATGGTGGAACTTACGAATATAATGTTACTGACAATCAGTTTCCAAATTGGCGTGGAGAAATACCTGAAAGTGTAAAACTTGATAGTGATGGATTTGATTTTAAGTCAGTAACTAAAATGGAATTAGAGATTTCAAGGTGGAATAAAGGCGGCAGAGTAGCAAAAATTACAATGTTTACAATAGTAAACGAAATGATCTTTGAGAGCGACGATATCTTTAGTATAGATCTTGTAGAAGAGCTCGAAGTTACTGAAGGTAGCCTTCCAATAGGCACGGCTTCGGCTAATGAAATTGATATTAGTTTTAATAATATAAAAGATAGGTTTTATGTAGAAAATCCTGCCACTGATTTAAAAAATGTGTTGCTTCCTAATAGACAAATTAAACCCTATATTGGAGTACAACTTACTGAACAATCCTATGAATGGGTCCCTCTTGGAACTTTTTGGACTGGAAGCTGGAATACTGTAGAATCAAGTATAGCAATCACAGTAACAGCGAGAGATCGAATGGAGCTTTTGAGGCAAATGAGGTTTCTTGGTAGTCCTGTTCATTATAATAGAAGTCTTTATTCTTTAGCGATAGAAGTTCTTGAAAGTGCGAGAAGTAAACTACCTGATTTGGAATATGATGTTTCTGAACAGTTAAAAGAGATAGTTATTCCGGTATGTTATCTTCCAGTGGAAGATTATATGAGTGCTTTAAAAACTATAGCTTCGGCTTGTTTAGGATATGTTTATGTCGATAGATTGGGTGTAGTCCACATTAATAATATAACAAGTTTTGTAGATATGAAGCCGTGGAAGTTAGGTGAATTTGTGTGGACGTTTGATGATGGTGATGAAAAAATAGGAGAAACGTGCCAAAAGTCTTTTGCAACTTCAGGTGTACATAGTGGCATTTTATATGTTACTGAAGACGAAAACGTAATTATAAAAAAGTTTTATATCGAAGTTAGAGATACCGAAGTCGAAACTCCATATAGAGCCACCTTACAAAATGAAAATAAAACTGCTATAGGTGACAATTTATTTATTAAAACAAGTAGCATTCCTTTGCGGTATGATCTCACTTTTGAAGAGGCCGGAGCTAAAAAATATTTTGTTACGGTACATTCTAAGGATGGTAAGTCTACCGATACAAGAGTTTTGAATATGGAAGTAAGACGAGTTGCTGAAGCTTCTTTATTTACTCTTGAAAGCAATGATGATTTAACTGTTTCTAAAATCAAAATGTCACCAACTCAATATTATTTATATTGGAAATATTCAGGTGGAAAAGAAATAATCGCATTAGTAGGGGACACACAAGAAAGAATATTTTGTGTTGAAGTAAGGGCTGAAGCTGAAGTGAATTGGCTGATTCATAAAGTCTAACAAAAGGTAAAAAATGGTACAATATACTATAGGAACAGGTGGAGACTATGCTTCATTGGCTCTTGCTGTTGAAGGTATAGGAGACACATTAACACAAGACGTTACACTTAAATATATAAGTGATGTAGTTAATGAAGGGACTTCGCATTGGTCATGGCCTACATGTGGAAGCTATAAACTTGTTATCGATGGAGACGGATATACCGCTAACTTACCAGATGCTAAGGCTTATGCAAGAATAAATACTGTAAGTGGTATTGGCAATTATGAAATAAGAAACCTTACTATTTATGGCGGTGACTCATGGATGGGATCACTTTTAATAGAGTGTACGCAAATTGGGACTTCTACTAATATAATTATTGATAATTGTTTTATCAATACAAACGATAGTATAGATAGTAGAGGCATATACGTTTATCCCGGTAGTGTTGGTTTTAATATTAAAATAACAAGAACCATTATAAGGGATGCTGGCCTACAGGGTATTTGGGTAAATAGTGCAGATGGTGAAATAACAATAGAGAACTGTGTAATTCATGGACAAAAAGAAGAAGGTATTAAGATACTTCAAGGTGTGACTGGGGTAATCAGTAACACAGTTATTTTTGATACAGAGATTCAGGCATTGGGTTGCATAAATTATGGAGTTGGAATTGCTATTAACAATTGTGCTTGTGATGATATAAGTCTTCCTGCTGGCAATGGAAATTTGCCGAACATAGTAGAAGCTGATGAATTCATTTCTTTGTCATATACCAGTGATGATTATCTTAAGCCTAAAAACACTGGAACTATATATAATTCGGGGGTCGAACCTATATTATCAGAAAACGATATTGATGGTATATCTTGGAGTGTACCTTATCCAATAGGAGTTAGACAAGTTGATTCGGTGCCCACCGCTACAGAAACTCCTACTACTACTGTAGCTCCGGTTACTACTGTAGCTCCATCTTGGTATCCGCCTAATTTTACACGAGATCATTGGTTTAATTTTGAAACGACTCAATCTATTGGATATTACTTCGGCTCTCTGGTGTATTATTATTATTGGAATGAAGCCACCCAGTCAACTGGAAACGTTTCTGATTATACTGCATCTGCTATTAATACACGACTTCAGATAGTAAATGACCCTGCCGGGGGAAATAATAAAGTTGAAAAAGTTATCATAAAACATAATGATAATCCCGGATCTAATAGACGGTCTGAGATTAGTGGTGTTAGAGGGTATAATAATATTGGTGGAGTTTGTGATGATCATATCTATTTAAAGTATAGACTGTATTTAACACCTGCTTTAATAGCTCAAGATTCTTCGCATGCTACCTCTTTGATGCAAATATGGCAAAGATTTACAGATGGCGGTGAACTTGTATATCCACATCAATTTGGATTTATAAAAAATTCATCTGGCGTCTATGTGTTTTCAATTATGGACCCACACGGAAATGGGTACTATCGTACGAATATCCCTATATCAGAACACCTTAATAAGTGGATAACAATTGAATTTGCGGTTTATTTAAATAATGTTTCTGGTTATTATAAAATTTATCTTGATCATGAAAAAATATTCGATTGGGATGAAGATTGGCCAAATGCGACAAAACATTGGCCAGCTCCAAATCAAGGGCAATGGGCTTGCCAATGGGGAGTGTATACTGGAACAAATCCGACTACTGAATGGGCTATTTATTATGATGATATTATAGTTGCTCACGGAAGCCAAGAGGCGATTATTAGTCCTTCAGTAACTACTACAGAAACTCCTACTACTACTGTAGCTCCCACTACCACGGAAACTCCTACTACTACAGTGGAGCCTACTACTACAGAATCTTCCACTACCACTACAGAGCTTACAACTACTGTTGGGGCGACCACCACTGCTGGCCTTACCACTACGGCAATTCCGACTACTGCTGGTCCAACAACTACCGGACTTCCTACTACTACTATTGAGCCAGTGACTTCCTATTATATAAATTGTGCGGGAAGTGCGGCCTCTCCTTATAGTGAAGATCAGTTTTATGTTGGCGGAGTAACATATAATAAGTCAGGTACAACAATTGATTTAAGTGGTGTTACTAATCCTGCACCTGAAGCTGTTTATCAAACTGAGCGATATGCAAAAAGTTCTTCCATAACCTATACTTTACCAAATTTAGAGGCAGGAGCATTATACAATGTAAGGCTCCATCTTTGTGAACTTTATCATCAGGCAGTGGGGGGAAGATCTTTTAACGTTGATATAAATGGGATAAGAACTTTTTCTAATTTAGATACTTTTGCCTTAGCTGGAGCAATAAACAAAGCTATTGTTCTTGAAGCTTCAGCAACCCCAAATACAAATAAAGAAATTATTATTTACTTTACTACTAATGTAGATGCAGCACAAATACATGGAATAGAAATAACTAAAATAGAACCACCATCATATCAAATAAATTGTGGGGGGCCAGAAGTCTCTCCTTACAGTGCAGATCAATTTTATACTGGTGGAGTTTCTTATTCAAGTAGCGCAACTATTGATATTAGTAATGTAAGTAATCCCGCGCCAGAAGCTGTCTACCAAGATGAAAGATATGCAAGTACACTTACTTATACTTTTGCTGGAATGCCTGTAGGTAACTCTTATAAAATACGTTTTCATTTTTGTGAGTTGTATTGGACTGAAAGTGCAAGCAGGCTTTTTAATATAGATATAAATGGTGTTAGATTTTTTACTAATGTTGATACTATTGCTTTAGCTGGTGGACAAAATATAGCAGTTGCTTTAGAATGTGTAGCCATTCCTAACACACAAGGTGATATCACTATCACAATGTCAGCTACTTTAGATAATGCTCATATTGCTGCTTTAGAAATGTTTCCTTATGAGGAAATTACTACAACTACAAGTGGCCCCACTTCTGAGCCTACAACTACCGGAGAAGCAACAACTACATCTGTATTTACTTATTATAGTGGAATAGATACCGCTGAACTTGAAATTAGTTTTCCTGTTGATCGCGATTTACCAGACAAGGTTGATGTTTCCCTTTATAGAAATTTTGAACTTGCTGAAGTTATTATAAATGACTATGAGCCTACTTATGTTGATAGTGGAGATATTAGAATATATGATCCTTTAATATTAACTTGGGATGTAGTAGGGGGAAGTGCTGAAAATTGTTATTTTACTATTCATGGTGTAGGGGATGAATCTTTTGTGTATGCCCGAAGTGAATACTTTTCTATTGTTCTTTTACCAACAACAACAGTAGAACCTACCACTACAGAGATTTCCACCACTACGACAGTTCCTACCACTACTGTTGGACCAACAACAACAGTAGAGCCTACTACTACTATTGCTCCTACTACTGCTGGACCAACAACTACTGCTGCTCCAATAGTAATATATAGAATAAATTGTGGTGGAGCGGCAGAAACTCCTTTCGCAACAGACCAATATTATAATGTTGGCCTAACAACTTCTTTTGCAAGTGCAGTAGATATGGGCTTGGTAGAAAGTAACTATCCGGCCCCTGAAGCTGTCTATCAGTCTTGTAGATATGACTCCACTGATTTTATCTACACTCTTCCAAGCCTGACAAGATCG